AAAGAGATCATTATATGTTATCAGTAACTTGTGATGCATCAAAAGACATATCTATAAATGCTCACTCACTAGACAAATTATCTATTCTCAATAAACCTACCAAGGCTTTAAAACAAGCGGAGACAAACGTATCATCTTGGGTAGGTAAGGATAGCTTTTCTCTCAAGTACTACAATAATGATGTTGCACTTGCATATCTACAATCTTATGAGCCATATCACATTCCGGGAGGAGAAGCTCTTGAAGCTCTCGTAGATAACTCCCTTCTTCCAACTGCACCCTTTGAAGCCGAGGCAAAACAAACCAACCCAGTGATAAATAATCCTACTACCAATCCATTGGTAACTTCAACTTCTGCAACCACGCAACCAACACCATGTCCATCATCCATAACATCAGGAAACACAGTAACTCAGCCCATGGGAGGAGCTGCTGGTGCATTCTATGCTTATATCGCCAGGTATCACAATGTTATGACAGATGTAACCAAAGGAGACAATAAGACTACTGGAGTCAATTTGAAACATGCTCACGAATTTGCTGCTAAGATCAAACAATTAGTCGGTGAACTCATCCCAGAATACAGCTCAGTTAGCGAGGTAAAATATAGGGAATGGTTTGAGGCAGACAAATTATCGACATGGAAAAGGAAAAACATTCACGAAATTTTCACAAAGAATGAAGCATACATCTCACCAAATAGGAATAGGGTCATCACAAATTGTGATAAAAGAGTAACGGTTGATTTACTCAAATATGCTTACCCACTGCACCAAAAATTATGTGAAAATTGGGACTCTTATGCACCAGGCAAATCAAAGGAGGATATTAGTATACATTTCAAACCACACCATTTGGGTACAGATTATTCAGGATTAGATGGATCCATTACCCTTGACTTAAGAGAAGTAGAAAGAATTATACTACATGCAGTATACCCACACAACAAGGAAGATATCTCACATTTATTGGATAAAGAATTATTTGGATTCTTTCAAATTGCTTTTAAGCATCCCCAAAAGGTAAAGCTGAAAATACCAACTTTTGGTACTAGATTATCAGGATCAGCTTTAACTTCTTTAATGAATACATTGTTAGTCGCGTTCTTAGAATATTCATACTTCAGGTCAAAAGGACTATCAGTTGACCAGGCATTTGCCAAAATTGGGTTCATCTATGGTGATGACTCAACTCTTGATGCTAAGGAAATTTTAGCATTCACCAAGTTTGTGAAGGA